AGAAAAATTTCAAAAGAAAACTCAAGAAGGTATTGAAGCCATCACTGAGCAATCAGCAGGAATGCCACCTGGATTAGCCAAAAAGTTAATACAAGGATTACAGAGGAAAGCAAATAATGAGGCTTTAAAAGGAATGAAAGACATTATAGATAGACACGTCTCAGTGACTGACTTTATCAATAGATTTCAAACAACAACAGAGGTATTACCTTATTTAGATTTTAACTTTACAACAGATTAGAAATTATGGGATTATTTAGTAGAAAAAAACCAAAAGTAGAAGAAGTAAAAAAAGAAAAACCAGACGAGATAACACGTGATAAAAATGATATCACAAATGTTGAACGTCTGAATAACCTTGTAGATGATGTTAGAGACATAACAGAAAATGACAAGTCTATTAGCATCATGATGGTAGTTTCAACCAGTGAAGGTGGAAGCACATTAATACAAGGTAACGCAGGGGATCTTGAGAAAGCATTAGTAGCGTCAGCTAGAAGTAACGATCATTTTGCTATGTTGTTACAATTAGTTGCATCAAAGCTCGGTAAAGAAGACAACACACCAATGAATAAACTATTTGAAGGAATTGAAAATAGACGTTCAAAGAATGTTGATCTTCCTAATGGTGACAAAGGATTAGCGATCAATGCAAAAGACATTGAAAACATCACTGATGAAGAGATTGATGATATTGTAGAAAATATGATTAAAGGAATGAGATCAGACGATGATGACTCCTAAAGATTCAATACAATCTAAGGCAGTACAGTTAAGCAGGAAAAACAGATTTATCTGTCTTGAATGGTCAACTGGTACGGGTAAAACCCTTGCTGCCGTTAAGATTGTAAATGATATATTAAAGAGTAACCCTAAAGCTAAAGGTTATTTAATTTGCAAAGAAAGTACACACAAAAAGAATTGGTTGTTAGATATTAAGAAGCACAAAATGAGTAAAGTGGAAAAATCCATGAAAACTATATTGTATGCATCTCTTAAGAATCAAAATGACAAGGCTGATTTTGTTGTGTTAGATGAGTGTCATGCTTTAACTCCGTTAAGGATAAAGCATTTAAGACAAGTGCTACAAAAAGGCACCAAGCTCATCTTTCTTTCTGCTACTATACCCAAAGAGAAAAAGGAATTAATAAATAGACTTTGTAAAAAAGTTCATTATTATACTATTTCTCTGGACAAAGCATTTGAATTGAAGTTATTGCCTGAACCATCATTGGTGGTTCACAAAATATACCTCAACGATAAGATTGTCCGTGGCAAATTATGGGAATACAAAGCAAGAATGCCAAAAGATAAGAAAACAGGTAAGTTTAAAAAGTGTAGTCATAAAGATCTGTTCATGACCTTAAAAAATACTCCAAAAGCTTGGGGTATTATATGTCAAGGAACTGAGCAAGAAACTTATACAGCACTGACTAAACAAATGGTTTATTATCAAGAATTATCAGAAGATCTAAAAATACCCTACCCAGTGAGAGTAGGATGCAGGAACAAGTTCCTAAACATAGCATCAACAAGGAAGAAATTCATTGCTGAAGTTAAGACGCATCCTGTTAAAGATCTGGTAAAGCAATTTAGATTAGATAATGCAAGGTTTATATGCTTCACAGGATCCATAAAGCAAGTTAAAGAGCTAGGCTCTGATAGTGCAGTACACTCTAAGAATGATGATAAGTTAAATCAACAATTGATTGACTGCTTCAACAACGAAGAGTGTACTGAATTATTTGCGGTAAAGATGCTAAGAGAGGGAGTAAACTTAACAAATATAGAGAGAGGAATAATAACACAATTAGATAGTGGAATTGGATCTTTCTTTCAAATGTTAGGTAGGTGCCTTAGACATGAGTTTCCTGAAATGCATTTACTTGTAGTTCAGAATACACAGGACGAGGTTTACTTTAGAAAATCAATGGAAAATTTTAATAAAAAATACATAACATATCATGGATAATATAACACTGCCGATTGGTGATATTGTCAAGAACAAGATATCAATTAATGAATACTTAATATTATATAATATTGCCAACGGTTTTGTAATAACCGGTATCTTAGATACTAGTCTAGAATCATTGACAAATTTAGAAAGCAAAGGATTTATTAAAGTGAGTAAAGATGGCTTATTTCTTAGAGAAAAAGCATCTATATTCTTTGTCTTAGATGACGATTTATTTATCAAATGGCTTAGGACATATCCAACTTCAGTTCGTAAAAAACACGGTGGTCAGAGGGCTTTATCGCCTGCTGCAGCTGATACAATGTTGGGTAAAAAACTAAGAAAGAAATGGGAATTAATATTTAGGAATAATGCTCAAAAGCAAGAAGTTGCAATTAGAGTACTTGAACTAGAGGTTAAGGACAAGACAAAGTCAGGCGACCTAGAATACATGGTCGAGGCTACCCGATGGTTGAACGAGGGTTATCACGAGAAGTATTCATACCTTCTAGACAGTGATACAGGAGAAAACAAGTATGAAAACGAAGATTATATGTAAATGAAAAGATATAGATGTAAAGAATGTGGTACTGGATTTACTAGTGTTGGTAATTATATACCACCTAGTCCAAATTGGAATGATGGCCATGTATGTACAATGACAGAAGTTATAGACCCAATACAAAATCCAAATAATTTATGATAGGAAAAGTAATAGGAAAAGTAAAAAGAAGGGTAGAACAGCTCAAGAAGATTAAAGATGATAAAGACAATGGTGCAATATTTTGTATTCCATTTGAAAATTATCCTAAGCTTTCAAAGTCTGTACCAGGAGTAGTTCCAGGTATGATACAGATGGTTACTGCAGGTTCAGGTGTTGGTAAAACTCAATTGACTAAAGCTCTTTATGTTAGAGAGCCTCTAGAGTATGCGTTAAAGCACAATATCAACTTAAAGATATTCTATTTTGCACTCGAAGAGTCGGAACAAGAATTTATCGATACAATGATATGTAATTTTATATCATCAAGATGTCAGATTGAAATGGATTTATTGACACTTCAAGGTTTTAGAGAAAAATCTCTTGACCAGAACTTAATGAATCTAATAGAATCTAACATTGATGATGTAGAGACCTTACTAGAGAATGTAGAAATTATAGACTCAGTGTACAATCCAACCGGCATCTACAAATACTGTAGAGATTATGCTGACAAAAATGGTACACATATCTTTGAAGACAAAGAGTTTATAAAGAAGAAAGTTAATGAAGATGGTACGAAATACACTAAGAAAGAAACAGTAAAAGTGTACAGTCACTATATTCCTAATGATCCAAATGCATTTACTATAGTTGTAGTTGACCACATGAGTTTGTTGACTTCTGAGAAAATGAAAGGAAGTTCAAACATGATGACTCAACATCAGACCATGGCACAATGGAGTACTAACTATGCTTTGAAGCAAGTTACTAAGCATTGGAATTGGGCTGTTGTAAATGTAATACAACAAGAGCAATCAGGCGAGAAAGAGCAATTTACTAACAAGGGTGATAGTGTTCAGAAAAAGACTGAACCTTCTTTGGCAAATTTCGCTAACAATAAGGAAATTCAGCGTGATGCAAAAGTGGTAATTGGTGTTTATTCACCTGATAGATATGGATTTGAAGATTATCATGGATATGATATCAGAAGATTCAGAGACTGTTTCAGAGCAACTAAAATACTTAAAAATAGATTTGGAGCACCTAATAAATATTTTCATTATTTATTTGACGGTGCAACTAATAGATTTAAAGAGTTGCCAAGAAGTAATGAGCCCGCAAGGCTACAACCTTTTTATGATACAGCAGATAGACTTTTAGGTAGAGTAAGTAAACCTAGAGCTGTCAAAAATTTCGGACAATAATTTAAAAACTAAAAAATGTTATTATACAAAAAAGACAGTAAAGGTAAGATTAGGTTCTTAGATATTACTACAGATGGTTCAACAATTGTTCAGGTATCTGGTATTTTAGATGGTAAGCATGTCACTAATGTTAGTCAGTGTGAAGCTAAGAATATTGGGAGAGCCAATGAGACTACAGCTGAAAGACAAGCAGAGATAGAAGCTAAAGCTAAATACATAAAGAAGCTTAAAGAAGGATACTTTAAAGCACAACAAGAGGCAATTGATGAAGTAGTAATACTTCCAATGCTGGCCAAAGTGTTTGGTAAAGAAGAAAAGAAAGTATCATATCCTTGCTACGCCCAACCTAAGTTAGATGGAATGAGAGCCTTAAACAGCTCATTTGGAACACTAATTTCTAGATCAGGTAATGCGATAACTACAGTACCACACGTTAAGATTACTGACCATGACATATTGCATGAAGTTGTCATTGATGGAGAATTGTATGCTCATGGATTAAGTTTTCAAGAGAATATGAGAGTTATCAAAAAGATAAGACCTGATACAATAAATGTTAAGCATCATGTATATGATATGATCATGGACGCTCCATTTATTGAGAGATACTTAACACTTAGAGAATACGTTGAAGGACATCCAGGTATAGAGTTAGTAGAAACTGTTCCTATTAATAATAGAGAAGAGTTATTGGATTTTCATTGCTACAATATTTCTAGAGGATACGAAGGTACTATTGTTCGTCATGGTGATGAAGGATACAAACTTAATGGAAGAAGTTCTAGTTTGTTAAAGCTTAAAGACTTTACTGACTTGGCTTTACCATTGTTAGATGTAATACCGTCAGAGAAAAGGCCTACACACGGTAAGCCTATATTTGCTTGGGAAGGTGCAGAAAACAATGAGTTAGGTGCAGGATTATCATTATCACATGAGGAAGCTGTAGACTTGCTAGCAAATAAAGCTAAGCACATCGGCAAGACTTGTGAGTTAAGATTCTTTGAATACTCTGATACAGGAGTTCCAAGACACCCGGTTATGTATGGATTTAGACTTGATAAGTAATGAGTAGTCTTATAGGAATATCCGGTAAAATCGGATCAGGAAAAGACCTAATGTTTCATATATTAGGCTATTTAGCTCAAGAAGATGATTGGAAAAACTTTTCAGATTATATGTCTAATGCATTTTTTGTTCATAGAAAGTATGAAAATAAAAAGTTTGCTTATCCTATTAAATGGATAGTATCAGTTTTGATAGGATGTGATATACGTCAACTAGAAGATAGAGAGTTTAAGGATAAAGAACTAGGGGAAGAGTGGAGGCAATATTTTAACGATGATAATTGTGATTTAGTTTGTAAAGAAGAAAGTACATTTTCTTCATTATTAACACCTCGTAAACTCTTACAACTTTTAGGTACTGAAGCAGGTAGACAGATTATTCACCCTAATATATGGGTAAATGCTTTGTTTGCTGATTATAACCCTTTAGGATTTGACTATAAAGGTTCTGCAGGTAAAAATATAAAAGGCTCTTGGGTTTATCCTAAATGGATAATAACAGATGTTAGATTTCCTAATGAAGTTGAAGGTATTAAAGATAGAGGTGGTATTGTTATTAGGATTAATAGAGATAATGGTACAAGAGCTATTGATGTAAACCCTCACCTATCAGAAACAGCTTTAGATGATTATGATGGATTTGACTATGTAATAGAAAATGACGGTTCTATCGAAGATTTAGTAGATAAAATTAGACAACTAAATATAGTATAAATCTGTTAATAACCTTGTCAATAAGTAAAAAAAGTGGTATATTTACCAACACAAAAATCGTTAACAAATAAGTAAAATAAAAATACAAATGAGTGATTTTTTTAATAGAAAGGAAAGTAAGGATGATCCTGAAATTCCAGAACATGCAGACTATGATATGACTAACTTTGAAAGTGATTTGGTATCCTGTGGGATTACAGATCTTGAATCTTTTAAAGAAAGACATGCAGGTTTGTTTACAGATCTAGTAATAGATTCTGACAATGAAAACCCAGTAGCATATGTAGCACAAAAGATAGAAAGAGCATTCTCTAAAAGAGAGCTTGCATTCTTAATGTCAAAAGATCTACTGACTGCTGCTTACGAAGAGAGTGAAAATAAATTAAAAACCAAAACAACTTAAAAAATGGCAAACAAACTATTGATTACGGGTTACAGTGGTACAGGTAAAACCTATGCACTGAGAACATTAGACCCAACAACGACATTTATTATATGTCCTGACGAGAAAGCACCTCCATTTAGAGGTTGGAAGAAGAATTACATAATGAAAGATGAAGCAGGTATGTTTAATCCTAACACTTGTAATTATTTGAAAACTACAAATTGGGAGAAAATTAGAGCAGCTATGTCATTTGTAAGTAAAAACAGAGCTGATATCAAAACAATTGTAATAGACACTATTACTTATGCTATGATTGGCGAGTTTATGGACAAAGCTAAAACAGTTGGTTATGCAAAGTTCACAGAAATGGGAGAAAATGTATACAAAACATTAAAAGGTATTGACCCTTTACGTGAAGATCTAACTGTAATAGTTATGGCACACACAGAGACTAAATCTTTTAATGGAGTAGACAAAACTGTATTTGGTGTACCAGGTGGTAAATTAGTACAAGATGTAGTTAAGCCAGAAGGTATGTTCGGTGTAATACTAGAGACTATTGTTGAGAAGAAAGGTAATGATATCCATTACGGATTCATGACTCAAAACAATACAACTAATATGGCAAAGAGTCCTGATGGTATGTTTGCAGGAGATGTCGTAGATAACGATATGCTTGCAGTACTAGATGCTATTACAAAGTACGAAGAAGGATAGTAAATTAAAATAAATTAAAAACTAATATTAAAAAACAACAAAGATTATGAATGCAACAATTATTTTCGGAACTAAAAGACTAGGTCAAAATCCGACAACAACAACAAATGATAAATACGCAGATTTAGCAGTGGTTACTATAGAAGGCCAGAAAGGTGCTAAGAAATCAAGAAGAATACTATTGAACACTAAAGCAGCAGAATTGCTAAATTGTGAAGTTGGAACAGTTCAACAACTTGTTCTTGCATCTGTAGAGATGGGTGATAATTCTCCAAAGAGAGTATTGCTTGCCAATGCAGCTAACCTAGGATCAGAAGTTGATGTAACTTACAAGACTTCTAAAAACAGAGTTTCTTTTGGAGAAGATACATCAGAGAAAGGTAAGGCTATTAGCTCTACTCATGCTTGTAACGAGATATTTAATTTCTTAGAAAGAGATGACTCTACTAATATTGAGTTTAAATTAACTGAGTTTGATTCTACAGAAGTTGAAGCTTATGCTTTATCTCCTATAGTTTCTTCATCAGATATTATTGAAACTAATACTGGCGAGATGTCTGTAGAAGAAGTTACTAATTCTGTTATTAACGAGGTAGCAACTGCTGAACTCAATGATCCAATTATGGAAGAAGTAGAGCCAGAAGTACAGCCAGATGAGCCAGTACAAGAGGCAGTAGAAACTAACGAATGGGTTTAATTATTAATTAACTATAGGTAAAGAGGGTCGCCTTAAAAGACCCTCAAATTTTAAATACATATAAAATATGAGTACAGGATTTGGAGCAGGACAAGAAGTAACTGCAGGTAGTGCAAAGAAGTTATACACAGGGGCAGAAAACTTTAAAGTAGTAGGAGTTAATCCTTCTAAAGATGAGTTGGAAGAAATATATGGCCGTGAGATTAACTTTGATCCAGAGTATGTCGGAACAACAACAGTTTCTGATGGAGATGGAGAAAGAGAAGTTCCACAGATTAGATTAGATTTCTATCTATCAAATGAAGAAGGTGATTTAAAGACAAAGATTCAGTTCTATGTTGGAAATACACATCACAAATCTCAAACTGGAAAGTTTAAGGTTATAAATTCATTTGGTAAAGACACCTGGTTAACAGAAGAGTCTATCAAGAGTGGAAACATGCCACCAAACATGCAGTGGTACAACAACGATGGAGTAAAAGTTGCTAAGCGTGGAGAAGTTGAATTGATTTCTTTCTTAGTTAACTTACTAAATCTTCCTTGGGATACAAGTAAGGTTAGTGATCCATCTGAGTGTTATGCTAAGATTTCTAAAGAAGAATGGAAAACTATCTTTGCTGGAGATGTAACACTATTACGTAATGTAATTGGTAGTACAAACAACAAAGTTGGAGTATTGTTAGGTGTTAAAACTAAAGGAGACGGTAAACTAGTGCAAACTACATTCAACCGTCATACTTTGCGTCAATACACAATACCAAGTGCTAAAGCTTCTAAATTCACCTATATCCTTAAGGATTTGGATGAAGCAGTTGCAGCAGGTGCTTTTGGTAATGTAGATTTCGGTGCAAGAGATCTTTCAGTTCGTGAATTTGAATTAATTCCAACTAGCATTTCTTCTGGAAATACTGACCAAGCAGATGTATTTGCAACAGCAGATACTTCTGACGCTGATGTCGATAATTCAGATGATTGGTTAAGCTAAATTTAACTAAATACTAATTTTAAAAGGGATTGTATTTTTACAGTCCCTTTTTATTTTAAACATAATTTCTTATGGCCTTTGGAAAAAGTCAAGTAATAAAATATTTGCCCAATGCTAATGATATTATGGGTTGTCTTTCAGACTTTGAAATATTTGAATTTTATTTAGGAGGAGTTCCTAGAAAACCAATTAGCAGTCCTTTAAGAGAGGATACAAAACCATCATTTAGTGTATTCCATAGTAAAAAGCATGATAAGATATTCTTTAAAGATTTTGCCACAGGTGAATCTGGAGATTGTTTCTTATTTGTGATGAGACTATTTAATATACAAAAGAAAACAGATGTGTTTAACAAAATTGCAAGAGACTTTAATTTAAGTCAATTTCAATTAGTTGATTCATCTTCTGATTCTTCTCCAATATTGAGTTATGTTGATAAAAAGAATACTGCAACTACGGTTAAGCATTCAAGACTCAAGATAAGTGTTACTGTTAGAGACTGGAAACTTAGAGATAAAGATTATTGGCAAGGTAAATATGGATTAACAAAAGCTCAATTAGAGTATTGTAACATATATCCAATATCTCATTACTTTGTTAATGGTGCTTGCACACTTGCACAGGATTTATCCTATGCTTTTGTGGAAGAAAAAGATGGTAATCAAACTTTTAAGATTTATCAGCCAAATGCAGATAAAGAAAATAAGTGGATGAATAATAATGATTATTCAACATGGGAGTTATGGACACAATTACCTGATACAGGAAATATGTGTATAATAACAAGTAGCAGGAAAGATGCTGCTGTTATCAAAAGTCTATTCCCTTCTAATTTCGTCACATCATGCTCATTGCAGAGCGAAGGTGTTAAACCTAAAGATAATGTAGTAGACGAGCTAAGAAGTAGATTTAAAGAAGTTTTTGTCTTGTATGACAATGACTTTGATAATCCTAATAACCCAGGAAGAAAAGGAGGTCTGAAATTATCAGAACAAACTGGATTCCTACAGATTGAAATACCCAATAAATACCAAGCGAAAGATCCGTCAGACTATATAGAGATGTATGATGGTGAAAGCTTAAAAGAATTACTCTTAAGACTTATAAAAGAACAATTGAGACAAGAGGAATTAAAGCAAATAATGTAATTAAAAAACCAAATCATGATTAAAAGAGTTATTAATACCAATTTATTGAAGAAAGAAGAAACATTTAGAGTCATGGCTCTAGGTGAGGCTGTAAGAACGCCAATATTACTAATAGGACCTCCTGGAGTTGCTAAAACAGCAGCTGTAATTGACTTTGCAAAAGGTTCACTAGGAAAACTTAATTCATCAGATTTGTTTCTATTAGAAACAGATGAAGGAACTAGAAGTAATGCAGTGAAGGGTAATATTGATTTAGAAGCCCTTACTACGACTAACAAATACAAAATTAATTCACCTATTACTAATGCCAAAGTAGTTGTTATTAACGAGATTGACAAAGCATCAGCCTCTTTAAGAAACAGCTTGCTAGGTATTATGAACGAGCGTGTTTTATTTAATGGTACAGAGAAAGTGCCATGTCAATGGACAAACTTTATTGCTACTTGTAATGAAATTCCTGATGATGAGGTTGACTCACCATTCTGGGATAGATTTCTAATTACGCATGAAGTTACTAGATTGTCTCAAGCAGACATGCTAGGATACTACGACAAAGGCGGTAAAGCTTTTACTCAGTCTCAAGATATTCGATTGCCAGAATCTTCTGACATTGATGCAATAACATTAAGTTCAGGTAAGCTTAAGAAAGTTCTAGATGTAGCTCATAGTGAGTTATCAGACAGAGCTTTATCATTTTTACCTACGCTTGTTAAGAATGTTATGATTGTTTGGGGAATGAATGAAGACAGAGGTTTAGTTAAAACCGCTGAGTTGTTAGTAGGTAAAGCTGTTGCAAAAGAATTAGCTAAGACGCTAGTTCCTAAAGAAGTTAGAGAACTATATGATCTAGTTGATGCTATTGGTCAGTGTATGAGTACTGAAGAGTACAATTCTAAATACGATCAACTTGAGATTGCTTATGGTGTAGCTAGCAAAGCTGGTAACATTACTGAGCATGATCAAGCAGATCTACAAATTAGAATTGCTGAAGAGGAAGCTAAATTAAGTTTCTTAAAGTCATCTGACGATGAAAGTGTATTGTCTCAAGCTCAAGATACAGCTTACTAATGAGTATCTTTAATAGAAAGAAGGATGAATTAGGAGGGGGATCATTCCCCTCCTATGATCCTTATGCGAGATTCCAAAACGCTGAGGAAGGTGTATTTGGATACAGAAAAGACAAGCACGTTGTGTTACCTGGCGTAACAGCATACGAAGAAATGAGACTTAAGAAGATTAGAGATTATGTTGAGAAAGAGACTAACAAAGAATGCACTCTATCACAAGATCTTATCAATGATGTTTACAGTATTTACGTAAACAAAGATGTTAAGAGAAGACCTACCAACAATGACAACGGAGTAAGACATAAAGTGCTTGACAAAGTATATGATTCTCTTACAAAAATTGTTACAGTTGATTCACCTTTATATACACAGATTCTAACTAGAGAACTTGCATTAGCATTGCAAATAGTTGATGATGAGATAAGGGAGGAGCAACAGCAAAATGGTAGTGGTGATGGATCTGAAGGTTTAGAATCTAAAATGGATCCTAATCAGAAAGATGATGGAGAAGGAAAGGGAGAAGGTCAAGGTAATGATAGTCCTGGAGATCCTAGTACTGGTGCAAGTAAAGAGTCTGGTTCATCTAACAGAAGTTCTGTTGAAGACATGATTGACAAAATCTTGGACGAGAATACTAAGAGGATTGAAAATGCAAAGAACTCTGCTGATGATAAAATTAAAGACTTGGAGTCTCAATTGGGAAAGGAAGCAATGAAGGATCTTATGAATAATGATCCTGAGTTCTTAGAGAAAATTGAAGAGTTAAAAGGCAGATTAAATAGCGTTTCTATAAACAAGGATAGTATCCGTAAAGTTTTAGAGAAAATACTTAATGAGTCTATGAACTACTTCTCTACTAAATTCAAGAGAGTTGAAGAATCTTTATTTGATTGTGAAGAATGCGAAGATCTATTTGGTCTTGAATTTCTTCACCCAGTATTTAAAAATGCTGAGATCATGAGTGCAGGTAATGAAAGTAGAATATACAAGGGTAAGATAGATTTATATCTTGACTGCTCTGGCTCTATGACATCCGAAGAATGCTTTGAAGGAGCCAATATTAGAATGATTGACCTTGCAAAAGGTATTGCTATGGTTTTACATAGAATGGGAATGATTGAGAATTTATATTTCTTTGATGGAAGTCTATACAAAATAGACAATGTCAATGAAGTTACAATTCTTAGTTTTTCTAAATCTGGTGGAACTAACTTTAATAAAGTAGTTGAAATGATCAAACTTAATGGTAACAACAGTGTTATTATTACAGATGGTTATGACAATTGCAATACTTATAGTAAGCAAGCATTCTGGATTGGTATTGGTGGAACCACATTTGACTCAGGTTATAGTGATACATCATTTGATCAATACAGAAGTGCTGGCCAGTGTGTAGCTTATGACAGCAACACAAGTAAATTTAATTATTGTAAACAAAAAACTGAACATTAATGTTAAAAAGAAAGCAGATAAAAGACATGATTTTTATCCCGGGCAACATCCCAAGCTTAAAGAACAGTAAGGTAAAGACGAGTAGAGGAATCTTCTCGTCTCCTACTGTTTCTAAATTTCTTAGATCTATAGGCATACAAGGATTTAACTCTCGTAAAAAGACAGTTAAAGGATATGTAGACCCAAAAAGGCCTAATCAATTTGAAGCTATGAGAGCTGCGTTTGATGGAATGAAATCAGGTAAAGATGATCCTATTATAATAGGATATCATCAAGTGCGTAATAGCAAAAGACTCTTTGACTTTAGTAACAGTGTTGAAATACTACAAGACTTAATGACTGCTCATGATTTTATTGAGGATGATAATGTCAGATTTGTATTTCCTGTTCCTATGAGTATAACAGGAGAATTAATTAATCAATCAGACCCAAGAAAGTTCCCACTCTACTCAGTAGATAAGGAAAATCCTGGAGTTTATATTAAATTATTTTAATATGTCAAATAAAAAGAAGTATACTATAACAACTAAGGAATTTATTGAGTGGCTTATTTCTGATGAGGAGGATGTACATCAATACGGAATGAGATTATTTAAACAATTAAGAGATACAGGTAGAGCCACATTTAGTGGCAGAGCTTTATTTAAAGAAGTAGAATCTTTACCTGGACACTTATTTAGAGATCAAATGACTGAGTCAGATGTATTTCTAGGAATAGAGTTTGGAGATATAAGCACAATAGATATTAAGTTAATACCTTCCGGAAGTGTATGATAAGATACCAAGTTACTAAAACTCTTGTAACTAAACCTAATGACAATAGTGCCAACGCAATTGCTCCAAATTTAATCTACGGATGCTTTGGAGGTTGCGTTGACACTTATTGTTATATGTCTAGATACAATGGAGTCAGAGTATTTGTTAATACAAATGTATTAGACATAGTCAGCTCTGTTTATGAGTGGGCTAAGAATTATAAGAAAGTTCCTGATCAGCAGGATCCTGTTTACAAAATGGTAGATGTTGCATGCAATACAGATTTAGTTCTTATGCAGAAACATTGTCCAATACCTCTTATAGATTACCTTAAGATGTATGATGACCATGATGAATTAAACAGTACTATGGCCACTAAGTATCCCGGGTTGTTAAAGCTTGATGTTAATCACTTTAATAAGAAACCAAGGATTAGAGTCAGTGTAATGCCTCAGATATATTCAGATATTCTTGAACCAAAAATGCAAAGCATACAGTCAAGGATAGAAGATATAAACAGGTTAAGAAAGCTAGGATGGGAAGTGCACATTAACTATTCTCCAGTCATTTTATATGATGGGTTTAGAACAGAGTATAGAAAT